CATCAAACAACATATTAGTTGTATAATCACTTCTAAGGAATGTTCTTCCACTAAAGTCTGCTTTTACAAATGGTAAATTAGTTTCCGTTCTCCTTGATCTTGTATTTCCTTTTGGTGGTTCAATAAAATGCACTGAACTGTCAACAATATTGAATGATCCTCTGTGAACCCTAACAGTATCATTTGCTGTATGTGTTGAAGCATTTACACCTAACACTCCTCTTTCAACTTTAACCACTGGAAGTGTCGCAATTCCAGCAGCAACATCATTAGCATCGTTTATAGTGCCAGTTGGTAAACTTGAGAAACCAACTTGTTCAATTTTCATAAATTCATCATTTATTTTAAGCAGATCAGTTGGTTGAATTGATCCAATACCACTTATAACAAATTGAGTATCTGTTGCACTTATATTTCCATCTAAAGTATGAGCAATTGATGTAAATGTAATTGGTTGTTGAACAACTCCATCAAGACCAATAATGGTCTTTGTAAGTTGCTTGTTCATACTTAACCTATGAGCGTTTCCTGTACCAATACCAGTAAATGTAATCGCTACACCAGATGTTACATACTCTGGTCTTGAGAATAATTGGAATTGATTTTCATCAATTGATTTAGCATATACTGTTGTTGGTAGAATAGTTGTAACAACACCAGCGACATTTGTGGTAGAACCAATAGATAATGCAGTTGCTGCAACACCAATAAATGATGAATCAGGAGTGTAAGTTAATTCTTCATTTGTATTAAAGAAATGATTTGGTATTGTGAATACACCTGTTGATGTGCTTATGATACCTGAATTTGGATTGAAGGTCTTGCTATAAATTGGTGTGCCCTCAAATTTCAGATCAAATTTAGTTTTATTCGCTCTTCTTCCTTCTAGTCCATCGTAAGTTGATAAGAATATTTCTTGATCAACTGTTCCATAAGTTAATTTTGGTGGAGAATTGTCAAAATCATTTTCTGTGTAGAATATTTGATTAAATGACTGAACTTCAACTAAAGATGTAAATTCTGAATCTGGATAAAAACGTAGATTAATATCATTACCACTTATTTCACCACCAAATGTTCCAATACCTGTTGTTGAACCCATAGATACGAATGGGTATTGAACAGTAAGTATATCGTCTGCATCCCTTATAGAAATTATCTGATGAACTGCTGATGATTCACCACAAGATACTCTTACAAGAGATTTTGATGTACTATCAACAACTTTATTTAAAGTAGCATATGTTATTGGACTTGATGTTCCAGTTGAGTATCCAGATTCAAGTCTAATACTTCTTTCAGAACCTGCTGGTTGATCAGGTGCAGAGAAACGATAAGTTCCTATACCTGATGTCGTAGTGCCTAATCCAACGATATTTGATCTAACTTCTAATGAACTACTTAAATTATTAATAATTTGTAATTTAATTAAATTATTTTCAAGTTTTGCTGTAATAATACCAACAACACTTGAACTAGTTGATAGATTTTTATCAACATAAATTTGTGATATCGATGTATCTGTTCCATCAAAATCAACTATCACTTCATTATAGTTTACATTTTTAGTAGCAGTATCTTCAACATAAATGTTAGCGTATAAAGTATTAAAATCATTTCTAGGATACTCAACAATATTTGCAGTTGCTCCAGATGTCACTCCAATATTAGATCCAGTTTGTTTGATACTACCAATTGAATTTGTATTAATACCAACTAAATCAGTATTGAAGTCAATTTTTAATATTTTAATATTATGATCTTTAGTAAATTGCTCAGTAGGCTCAAATATTAAATTTTTATCACCATCATTAGTAATATCAGTTTTTAATTGACCTAATTTCAAGGTAGTAAAATCTAATGTTTTCTCAAATAAAACAATATCATCCTCGTCACTCAACACAACTACTTCACTAAATTGAGTATCAAAAGTATCAGGATCGACTATATTAATCAGATAGTTACCGAATTCTGCAGTAATAGTTTCTAAAACCGTATCATTTGCAGAAAAACCAACACTTGAGAATTGTGGACTAATATCATCGTGTATTAAAACTCTATTAGAAATACATCTTGAAAAATCAGTTAATACTTTAGTTGTGAACTGTAAATTTTTTGATTTATTATCTAATGTATCGAAATCCTTTACAAAATCAAAATTATTGATTGCATCAACTCTATAATTTTCATTAATAATATCGAGTATGATTGTAGATAATGAAGTTGATCCAGTTCCAATTTTTACTTCTGCATTATTTTCTATTGATGTATCTGCAAAATTCTTTAATCCAGCTGGATGCACTAAACGATTCACGGGACTTACAAAATCATCCCAAACTATTGGACTCTTTACTGAATAAGATAAGTTTTGATAATAATCATTGTTAGAAATAACTTGGTAATCTTCACTCAATTTACCAGTATCATCTAACCAACCATATTCTTGTCTACTTGAAAAATCAACCTTGAATTTTGCTTTATTGTTTATAATGGATAATATTTCAGCAGAAACACCACTTAAGGATCCTTTTATTCTATCGCCTCTTTTAATTTTAAATAAACCATCTAATTTAATATAATCATCTCTAATCTCAACAACAATTAAATCAGTTTTTTGATCATCAATAATAATCTTTTCATTTAACTCAAATTTACCTCTTTCCTGAATAGGTCTTATATCAGGATAGTTTTTCTTATTAATCAAAGTTGCATATCCTGATTGGAATGTTTTTGCAATACCAGGATTTGTGGTAAGACCAGCTATACTGAATATTAATTGTGATGGAGTTCCTGCAATGTAATTTGTTACATCAAAAAATTCAAAGTTATAATTTTCTGAATTGAATCCATCACCAGTAACAGTTGTATTGGTTGTGATTCCACCCTGTGTAGCACCTATTCCTGCCTCTCCAATGCGTAATAATCCTTCAACAAATACTTTGTCACCAATCGCAAAAGGTTCTGTTACAAACCCATTTGTAGGTGTCTCAATAAAACAAGTAATAATACCAGCATTCGGGAATGGTGCTTGAATCACTGAATTTATTCCAACACCATTTGAGTTATTGATCGCTACAATTTTATGACTGACTGAATCTAATCCATTAATTGGTGCTATTACCTTAACATCTGAAATTGTTTGATTTGGTGCGATTGCTTGTAGTGAAGAATCATCAACAATAGTATTTGATACAGGATTGAATAATAATAGATTAGGTGTGCTTGCGTAATCACTACCACCAGTCACTACTTCTACTGCGTTAACAACATCTAAATTATCAATATTTACAACTGGTGGTATGAAAGCCTCTGGACTTAAAGTTTTATCAGATGAATATTCATATCCAATATCAACTATTCTAACCTTTTGTATTTTACCAACTGTATTAGATAGAGCTTTGATGTTTGCTCCTGTTCCATTATTACTTACAATAGTGTTAAATTGTGGTAATTTTTTATAATTAAATCCTTTTGATATAATCTTAAATTCTTTGATTGTACCTATAACATTTTTTGATTTAGTTGAATACTCAAGTTTTTCACAATCTGATTCAGAATACCTTGAAAATTCTGGAACATTTGGTGAGATATTAAATGTTTCAGAGGTAACTCCAGATATTTTGTATTCTCCATTGTAAATGCTATCAATAAACTGAATTTCAGAGTAATTCTGAACATCTGTATCTGATGTGCTTATAAATCCACCTTTTGATAACCCATAATATAATTTTTCAGGTGAAGATACAGAATTTTCAACAGTTAATACAGCACCTTCAATTCTATCTGGAGATGTTCCAATACCTATTGTACCAACACCTACCACGTTGAAGTCAGTTGAATCTTGTGAACTTAAATATTCATTTGTCAATTCTTGATCATAGAATAACTTAAAATCAAAATCTGCAAGTGTAGTACTAGATAATCCAAATGTTAATTTTTGATTTTTTACAACAGTAATTCTTGGATTTATTGGGGCAATTGATTGATTTGCACCACCAGTATTTGCGGTTATTGCAACTGTTTGTATGGGATTTACAGTTACATCTCTAAAAGTTTCACCTAATTCAATTCTTCTGTCACTAACCTTGTAGACATAATAAAGACCTGTTGATAATCCAGTCGCATTTCCTTCATATAAAATCTTATCTCCTGTTGCAAAACCGTGATTAACTATATCTAAGCGATTAGATTCAACATCTGAAGCACCAAATGTTATTGGATTGATAATTAATTTCTCAAATTCAGAATTATATCTAACTGAAATTGGAGTTGTAGTGCCAATACCTACTGATAAATTAGGAATGACATTCATTTTTATCACATCACCATTTTCTAAATTATGTGTGGTGGTATTTGCAGCTGCTACTTTTGTAGTAACGGTGCTGATAACTTTATCAACATCACCAACTACCTGCTCATACTGTGTTGTAAAGTTGTATAATCCTGAACCTATACCAGATGTTACACCATTTCCTAAGAAATATAATCCATCACTAGTATTAGCAACACCAGCTCGTGTAGTAACAATACCTATGTAATTTTCATCTTTTTTAATTACAAATACATCGGTAGATGTTTGACCTGAAAATGGTAACTCAAAAGATCCTACAGCACTATCATTTGGAGAAACATCAAATTCTGCGTTTGCTATGTCTGGTCTTGATAGTGTAACTTTCTGACCAGTTACAAATGGATGATTAGGAAGATAAATTGCTCTTTCAGGTATAGAAATTTGAGAAATTGTCTCTCCAACAACATAACTTGTTGTATAACCAACACCATCAGTTCCTACACCAATAGATTCAACACTATTAAAATATACAATATCATTTGTTTTTGACTCAAATTTATCTACTTTGTGAGGGATTGTAAATCTATTATTAAGTATGTCAATATTAGATCCAAAAGTATGTGCTACACCTGCGTTTCTGAATACTCGAACGACCTTATTGGTGTTGTAGATGTTAAGAACTTGAAGAGTTTCAGTTGAATTACCTACACCAATTCTTATTGAACCACCAACTGAAACAGTATTTGGAATTTTATTAACAAAAATATCTTGTATCTGACCACTTGCAGAACCAGCAGTCATTGATTTACCTAATGAAACAGTATCAGTGCTTATTCCAATCTTAAATGAATCTGTTAAACCTGCTATAGATGTGCTAAGTCCAGATATAAAAACTGAATCTTGATTATTAAGTTCAATAAATGGTAGATAGTTTACCTGAATTTGACCATAATTATTCCAAGTAAATACTGCATTATTAAATCTTGTCAATGAAGTTTCGATAGTCGATATACCAATACCTACAATTTCTGAAACTTCAGAAGTAAATCCTGAACCCTCTGTATCAGTATGATCAAATGATGTTAAATCTCCAACTTTGTAACCTGAACCACCGTCTAAAATTTGTATATTATCAATTCCACCTTTTGTAACTGCTTCAACATTTGATATTTGTCTTACGAATTCATTAGATTCTTCAATAAAATCATTATCTGCAAATTCTTCACTAACATTAAATGGTTTTGTATTTCTAATTAAATTAGAATCATTAAAATTAAAATCATGATTTAATATCAAATTATCATTTATCAACGGTGATCTAAATGATTTACCAATGAAATATGGATAAACTCCCTCAATTTTATTTGTTAAAGTGCTTAATCCAACTGTTGCAAAATATGCGTAGATACCATTAGGAAATTCAGGTGTCTTACAGAATCTACCGTTATGAATATCTAAATCACCACTACCATCAAATGTATAATCGTTTATAAAGAATCCATCATCAAATCCAGTTGGACGATTTGTGACTTTTAATAGATCTTTTTTGTAAGATGGTGAAATAATTTTTATTACAGAGTTAATATCATCAGGATCAGAATATCCAAATGGTCCGTAAATGGGATTACCATCATAAGCCCAACCAATTATTGGAGAGTGATCTGTTATTTTATCAAATTCACCATTAGGTTTGATATCAAATGTTTCTTCAAGATTTAATGCTGTTTCTTGAGAGTATCCAGATACACCAAAAGATAAAGATTCTTCTCTTGAAGTTAAGTTTGCATCACCAAATCTTTCAGTTGTATTAACTACTAGACTTCTAACTCTCGCACCAAATAGACCATTTTTACCAGTTTCTACAACTCTTACTTCTGTACTTAAACTATCATATCCAATGCCAGAATTAATAATAATTGTATCAATAATAGATCCATTACTAATTACAGGTCTAACTATTGCCCCTACACCTGCACTATTAGTGCTAATCTCTATGTCAGGTAAGGAATTATATTGACTTCCTTGATTAGTTACTATAACATTTTCTATTTTACCATTGCTTATTATTGCTCTTAATTCTGCATCTTTACCATTTTGTATTGAAATATTAGGTTTTACTTGATGGTTTAGAATTGTAGAACCATAGTCAGTTCCACCTTCATACAAGTATGCACCTGTAAATGAACCTCTCACAACTGGAGTGAAGTTAATTGTACCAGTTACAGTGGAACCATATGAAACTTCAACATTTACTTTTATTTCAGGATATGTAAAAGTTTGATATCCAGTACCAGTTGAACCTAAACCTACAAATTTACCTCTAGTAAAGTTACTTGATACTGTAGCACCAATACCAGCATCAGATAATCTGAAAGAATTATCATCAACTTTCATCACATAGTAAGATGAAGTTGTGGATAATCCTTGTATTAATCTTGGAGTTGTACTACCTAGACCAACTGTTGGGGAATATTCAACAATATCTCCGTGTGAAAATCCATGATTAGTAAAATTAATCGTATTGAAAGAGGTTGATATACCTGCAGGATCAACTCTTAATTTTCGATGTTGATAACCAGAACCACCGTTTATGACTCTGACTTTAAGTAATGTATTTTTTGTTTCAGTTCTAAAATTATGAATACCACTTGCACCAGTATCAGTTGCTAATCCGACAGTATTAATACCAGCTATGCCTGATAGGGCATCAATTTTAGTATTGAATATTCTTACAGTGGTTGGATTAACAACTCTTACAAAATATGGATCACCATCAGATAAGGTTCCTGTAATGGTGTTGCTGGCATCATAAGCAACTCCAATACCTATAGATGGATTACCACCATTCCTATAAAATACTTTTTGACCATCTTCTAAATTATGTTCCTTCTTAAATGTGATTGTTTCATTAATTTTATCAATACCACCATTAAAAAATAAGTCTCTACTATCAAATGATATATCTCTAAATCGTGATCCTAATACTGGTTCTAATGAACATCCACTTCCATTACCACCTGTCAATGAAATATTTGTGACTGCCTCTATATCAAAATCTTGTGGATCAACGAATATATCTCTAACGCTTCCTGATAAAATTGGTTCTACAAGTGCTGTAACACCTGAACTTTGTTCAATAATTATTTGAGGTGGATTAACTACATCATAATCCTCACCTGAATTTAATACCTCTATATTATCTAAAGGTCCATAAAAAATGTTATCATCTGACACAGGGGAGTGTATTTGTACTCCATCAATTAAAATCCCTATATCATTAATTGTCTTATCATGATCAGAAGATACAAATAGATTTTGAGATAACGGTATTCTCCTTAAAATTTTATCACTATCGAGTTTTCGATTTGCTTGTCTCTGAAGTATAAAATTATGATTTCCTACAGTTGTTGATCCTATACCAACTTGAATTGTGCTTGCAGATCCAATCTGACTTCTTGAATTATACAGTGCAATTCTTGATATTTGAGATCCTACAGGTTCTGGTTGTGGGTCAACATAGTATACTCTTCCAGATGATAATCCAACAATCTCTTCACCATCAGGTTGATATATTATCGCATCACCTTGTATAAGTTTTATATTCTCATTTGCAGGAGGATTAAATCTAAGGTAACTGAACAAATTGTTAAATGGATTTTCTCCATCAAATCTTGCAGAATCACCTGCACCCACAAATGATTCTTCAGTTACATTTGCAGTAACGTTATAACTTGGTAAAGAGTTAGAAGCTACGTATCCATCTACATTTGAGTCTGTATAAACATTAAGAACATCAGATATTAGGGTCTCATTACCAGCTTGTATAGTTACACCAGTGCTATTTGCCTTTTGAATGACTCTACGAATATCGTAAGTTTCATTTAATTGAAAAGGAATTGTGAGGTTTTGATTCTCAACATCGATGGTGTTTAATGTGGTGTTGATACTCTTAACATCAAATGATCCAATAATTACCTGTTCATTTCTTTTTAATATATCAAATTGATCACCAACTTTTAGTGAAGATTTATCAATTGGTGTTTTTAATGTATATGGACCTTGACCTTCAACTTGAAATCTTGAGCTAGTATTATATTTCCAAGAATTTGCAAAAATTTCTTTATAACTTCCATTAGTATTATCAATTTTTTCTCCAACATTTTTTACAAATAAGTTTTCACCCTCACTTACTAAATTAATATTATCTTCAGGAACTAATTCTGATAATACACCAGTGATTCTTAAATCAACTCTTTTTGATAAATCACCATTTTCATATCCAAAAATAGTCTCATCAGATCGAACATCATCAGCTGTGTTGATTCCAACATTAATACCACTACAACCAAAAAATTGATTTATTGTCTTTGAAGTGTAATTGATTGTATTTGTTCCACTTATAACTGTTCCAGTTGTTCCAAATCCAACAGTCGAATCAACAGATATAACATTTGCATCTACTTGTGAATCAAAAAGTGCTTTAGTTTTACCAGGTATTGTAAATATACCTTGAATTAAATCTCTGTCATCAAATCCAACAAATAATGATAACTTGTAGTATGGTTTACTGTCTCTTGTAAATATTTCAACTTCAGATATTGAAGCACTAGTGTTTAAGTCATTTGACTTAAATATTGTTTGACCAACTAAATTTTGTGGTTCACCAGTGGATACTAACTCTGCAACAACAACTTCTCTACGAATAAATTCAGAACTTGATGGTTTAATTAAATTATTTTCAAGATCTA